AAGAAGAACAACGAATCCTTTTCCTAGCGGAGTCTCCCGATTGCAACCATCCACGCGAACTCCGCGCAATCGCCTTTCAGGTGCGAAAACTGGAGGATCGGATCAAGCAACTCGAATCCGAGAACGATGCACTCCGCGCTGATCTGTTGCTGTGGGAGGAGAAGGAGGCCAAGCCGTGAGCAAATACCCTAGGACTGACGCAGCCCGTCTAAAAGATGTCTGCCGTCACATGGCAATGGCGGAAGAATGCACTCGGATGGAGTACGAGTTGAACGAAGCAAAGGCCCGCATCAAGCGGATGGAGGAGGCGGGGGATGCGCTGATGGAAATCGTCGAAGGCGCTCGCAGCGAGCGATGGAACGTGAATGGATTCAGGCTGAAAGATACGCCTGAATGGGTTCAGTTCTACGTTTCTTTTCGCAAAGCCAAAAGGTCCAAATGGAAGGAGGCCAAGCCGTGAGCTTGCATCTTCAGGAAATTGAATCGCTTCAGAACTCTTTGAGAGAACGCGAAAAGTACGTCACCGAACTCGAAAACCGTCTCCGCGCTCTGTGGGACAAGCTGGAGGGTGAGCGAAAGCACTACATGGAGCATCTCCAGTTGAATGAAGAACTCGTTTCTGAAATTGAGCGGGAGAACGAGCGGTTGAAAGAGCAGAACAAACGGCAAAATGAAGCGATTGATTCGCTGCGTGAAATGTATGCCAAGGAGGACAAGCCGTGAGAACATCAACCGAAACACTGATCGCAGCCATGCACATATTGGCAACAGAAATCCAATCCGACGATGGCGCGGCCAACGCGGCAGTCGCTGAAGCAGCGGAGCGACTAGCGGAGCAGCATACGCGCATCGCCCAACTAGAGCAGGAGAACGACTCGATGCGAGCGGATCTGCTGCTGTGGAATGAAAAGGAGGTTAAGCTGTGAAAGACAGCCCCGCATTCATATACGTCCACGCATTTAACGGCATCGTTCGCGTGGAAAGTCTTGATACAGCCAAGCACATTGATGGCAATCCAGAGTGGAAGCACGTTTCGACGGTAAACCCTTACGTTGCGCTGGAGCAAATTCTCCGAGCAAAGGGCAAAGACAGGAACCTAATCATCAAACACCTTCTGACATGAAACACCTTCACGAACTGCCTGAAGACGACCGGCTGCGAAATGTGGCGCTCAAGGACATCGACGTCAGAATCCGCTGCCGTCACACCAAGACGACCCGCGATCCGCGCACTTGGAAGATCAAGGGCGATACGTACAACCGCCTTGGCGACAACTGGAAGATCAACTTTGACTTCATCGTCCAATGATCTACTCACAAGCTGGCCAACTGCCCCATCATCAATACTGCTACGTCGATGCCTCATTCTTAGGCTCTGGCACCGGCTTCGTTCCATGCGTCTGGTTTGGCTTGGTATCCATCCCCGGTCGAATGTGGGGTTGTACCATCATGCTCGAATGCGGAGCGGTCTACCGGGCCGTACCGCCGCACGCAATGGCATTCGATCTACAGCCTGACCTCATCTGGAGCCAACAAAACGCTCAGCGATGGGATTGCTATGGAACCGACTTCGCCACAATCGAGTACACCTTCCTGCGAGGACTCGAATGCAAAGTCAAATGCGACGACCTTATCACCACTGGCGACTACCTCTTCACCGCTGCGCCCATCGGTGATAGCTGGAGTCGTCAGCCTAATCAGGCCAAGGAGTTCATGTTCATTCGAACCGATGGCAACAGACTCACAATTCAACCCACTGATAAGGTGGTCTTTATCGAGAAGTCATTCACTGAAACTGAATGGCCAACCGGACTTATCACAACCGACACCGTTTACACCTCCGAATAGCTATGAGTACCCACATCAAAATCGAAAACCAAACCGAAGTCCCCGTTCTTGTTGCTCTTTTCGAGCAGCCTAAATGCAACGACCATCCGACACGCTCGGCTGTTCTTAAACCCGGCGAGAGCTGCGACTGGGGCAGTGGCTCCGTACCACTCGGCAATTACCAGTGCTATGCGGTTATGAGCGGTGATGCGTCATCCCATGACGAGTGGGTCTGGCATTTTCCCGGCATCGCAGAGGTAGTAGCTCCGCTGGAACTAGGCTTCAAGTTATGGCATGCAGGCGACATCGACTGGGCCAACGTCAAAGCTATGTCGAGCGACGATCTAAACGCTACGTTTGGATCTGCCTACACCTCGGCCAAGAGCAACACGAAGAGCTGGAACGGAATGTCCTCCTGCATATTCCACATTCGCGGCGGTCCTAGTTGGGTCGAGGAAACGGAACAGGTGGGCATCTTTAGGCCGAAGACCATCGCCTACAATGGCGTGCAATCGACTCCGATGAAGAGCGAGTGATTATGAAGAAACCAGCCAAATACACAGTTATCACCATCGACTCGGCGCTCCACGAAGAGGTTCGCAAACATTGCGACGAGAATGGTTTGAAGATCGGATTTTTCGCCAATCAAGCGTTAAGGAAGTTGCTGAACAAGAAGTGCGCCACGACGCAATCGAGCGCGCTTTCTACCGACAGTACAACGAACGAATGACGGCGAATCGCACCGTGTGGTGCGGACAAAACCCTTCGCTCGCTATGAAGCAGTGGGCGGAGGGGCAAATTTCCTAAAATTATGAATCTAAGAGAATACCAACAAAAAGCAGTAGAGTGGGCCAAAAATAGCTATGGGCTGATCGTCGCACCGGCAGGCAGTGGCAAGACATGGATTGCTGCATCGATCATCAAGCATTACCACGAATTTTATCCTGACATGTCGTTTGGATGGATGGCCCCAACACGCGAGACATGTCAGCAAGCGCGCACATCGTTGAGAGTCGCGGGAATTCCAGACAACATTGTAGACGTTCGTTGTCCGCATGAGTCAGTGGACTTCAGCAAGAAGGACATGCTCATCGTGGACGAAGCGAAGCACAGCCCTGCCGCTGGATGGCGTCGCATCATCGAGTCCTGTAACGGACTGCGTTATGGCTTCGACGCCACTCCTTGGGGCGACGATCCAGACCGGAACACGGTGACGCGAACGCTCTTCCACAACCGCACCTACGAGATAAACCGCAGCGACATTGGCGATTCATTGGCCGACGCTTACCTCGAAATCAGCGATGCCACAGACCTCAACATCCAGCAGAAGATCGACGACAACATCGACCGACTCTTCAACACTCGCGTCAAGTACATGCGGATCAGGGAGGATGAACTCAAACGCATGTGCGCTTGGGAATCGATTGTCGATATCGGCATCTGCCAGAACCGCGAGCGCAACAAATACGCCATCAATTACGCGGTCGAACACCTCGACATGCAGACGCTCATCCTCATCCCGCGCATCACGCTGGGCGAGGATTACGAACACCAGATTCCGAATTCTCGGCTCGTTCACTCCAAGATCGGCAAGAAGGACCGGCGCTCTTACATGGAAGAATTCAAGGCTGGTAACCTGCGAACCATGATCGCCACAAGCTTGGCCGACGAAGGATTGGATCTGCCCAACGTCGAACTGCTCATCATGGTCAGCGGCGGTCGGTCGTCGCAGAAGACCATCCAGCGAGCGAGTCGGGCATTGCGGAAAACAGAAACCAAGAACTGCGCGACAATCGTAGATTTCTCTGACAAGTTTCACCCCATCGGAGCATTCCACGCTAAGAAGCGTATGACCTGCTACCGTGAACTAGGTTGTATTTTCCAATGAGTGTATCCACGCCAGCAAACGAAACATCCACGCCCACCGAGAACGTAGTCTATCTGATCGGCGAACTGCGCGGCATAAGTCGGCAAACCGAAACCAAAACCGGCTCGCTCATGGTGCGCCGTGTTATATCAATCGCCCGTCACTGGACTGACAACGAGGGCCGCTTCCACGAAGATTTCGATGAGTTCGAGCTGTCCTCATGGGGACAAGTTGCAGAGAAGATTATCGAGATTCAGAACGGCGCTCTGGTGCGCGTAAAAGGCCGCGTGAAGGTCGAGAAGTGGAGCGAGGGCGGAGACACGAAATCAGCGGTTCGAATCGCTGCCGAGCAGGTTACTATTCTCTGTTACTGAAAATAATATTGAGCGAATGAAATCAAACCAAACAATCGTTGCGGTCGATCCGGGTGTGGGCGGCGGATTCGCGGTAAGCACTGCGGACGGAATACTGCTCTTCCCAATGCCCGAGTCGCTGCCCGACACGGCGCAATTACTGGCAGGATTCAAGGTGGCCGACTCCCATCTATGGGTCGAGAAGGTGCCAAAGTTCGTCAGCAAACTCACGTCGTCGGCCAGCATGGCGACACTCCATGAGAACTACGGGATTGTGCAGGGGCTAGGCTACGCGCAAGGCTACGCACTTCACCGTGTTGAACCCAAGATTTGGCAAGAACCACTTGGACTTGGAGGACGTAAATCATGCGAAACCGGACCAGAATGGAAGCGAAAGCTAAAAAGCAAAGCTCAGGAACTGTATCCGAATCTGGACGTCACGCTTCGAAACTGCGACGCCCTTTTGATCCTCCACTACGCGATGGGCGGTGGCCGGTGATACACAAAGCCAATCGTCCGCCCTCGCCCGAGGAGTTGAAGCAATTGCTCATTATGGCGTTCGGAATGGGGATGGTCGTCGCCAGCGCCTACTTCCTTCTCTTCGTCGTCAAATGAGCGAGAATATCAAACCCATGTCCGAAGAAACGGACGTGGAGACATTGCGAGCGGCCATCGCGGAATACCAATGGTTGGCTGGCGTACTTTTCAAATCTCTCGGGTGCGGATGCAACGGAACTCAAGACCTTTGCTGGAACTGCACCCAAGCCGAGCGACACTACAAACACACAATCGAGACATACAAATGATCAGCGCAAACAAAATGCCCATTATGCGGATAGCAGAAGCAGATGAATCACCCGAAAAGATTCACTTCGCTTACATCGACCAGAAGTACAAGGAGTGGCTGATCCGACGCGGATTCGTCAACGAACTTGGTCAGGAACCCGGGATGAGAAAAGCAGGCGGATGGCGCGGAAAGACGGTTAAAAAAGGTTAATTATGATGGAAACTCAAATCACTAGAGAACAGTTATTGAAGGAAGCGCCAGCACTCATCGACCATGCGATTCTTCGAGGTTGGATGACTAAGCCCAAGCCAAAGGCGCAAATTGTTGACGGCGTTTGGCATGCGGCTGGTACAGGACATCTCGATAACGCCTCAGAAGATGAAATTCAAAAACTCAGGAAACAGTACGGTGCAGGTTGAAGTCATTTCCGACGACGTAGAGATACGAATCGGGGAAATGAAATGGGTGGGGATAGCCTACACCCGTGACGGAAAACCCAAGGTGTACGTTCGAACGAAAGCCGAATTCAAGGCCAAGTTCACCCCGGTCATTGAACAAGCACCCTAAACTCTACATCGCAGCACAAGAGCAGCTCTTTGCGAAGTTTCAGTCTCGCTCCATACCAATCCAACACTGGAGCAAGTACCTGATGACTCCCAAAGAGCTGTCTCTCCTTTTCGCAAAGTTCGAAGAATCAAAGTCGGTTCTCCAGCAAATCGCCTCGAATGATCTGGGCGAAAGCGGGGACATAGCGCGTAAACAACTTGGAATCCAATGAATCAATCAAAGATCGACCGTGCCAGAGCATGGCTTCGTAACACCCCCGGTGCCGTCAGCGGACAAGGCGGTCATAACGCAACCTTCGCAGTAGCTACCGCTCTGGTGCATGGATTCGAGCTGTCGCGAGGATCGGCTGAAGCACTGCTATCCGAGTACAGCGAGAAATGTTCTCCACCGTGGAATGCCTATGAATTGGCCCACAAGGTGAATCAGGCAATGACCGTGACGCACGACAAGCCGCGTGGATGGCTTTTATCCGCTCAGTCAGGCATTGGTCAGGGCGGCAATCCCATCTCGCCCACCGGCAAGTTCGTCGTTCGCACGATCCAATCGATGCCGGAACCTCCGTCGCCGTTTACGACAATCGACTTCCTGAAAGCCTGCTTCGAGTCGGATGAGGTTGTCTGCATCTGTAACGACATCATTTTCGACGAAGAGGGTCGAGGTAGGCCAGCCTCCAAAGGTACGTTCCTCAAGCGCGACGAATGGATTAAGAACCACTTCACGCCGCCCATCAGCGCCATGTGGAACGGCAGCGATAGCAAAGGCGCATACGTCCGCATTAATCCATGCTTCGATGAGAGCGGTTCGGATTCCGGCGTGGCGAACTTCCGCCATGTCCTAGTCGAGATGGACGAGAAGACGAAGGATGAGCAATGGACAGCGTTGAAGGAGTCGAAGCTCCCGCTATCGGTCGTCATAGATTCCGGCGGCAAGAGTCTGCATGGCTGGGTGCGCGTTGAAGCGGCCAATAGAGAGGAATGGAACGAGCGCCGCGATGTCGTCTATCGCTACCTCGAAAGCATCGGCATCGATCCGAAGAACAAGAACGCAAGCCGGTTCAGTCGGTTAGCCGGTGTGATGCGCGATGGCAAGGAGCAGAAGCTCTTGGCTGTTAACGTGGGCGCAGTGAACTGGGAAGCGTTCAAGGACGACATGGACGCGCAGGACATGCCGATGGAGTTCTCGATAGATGCCATCATCGAGTACGATCCGCAGAATGATCCTGACAATTTGATCGGAGATAGGTGGGTTCGGCGCGGATCGTCGCTTCTCTTTGTGGGGCAAAGTGGATGCGGCAAAAGCTCGATGGCCGCGTATCAAGGTCTGAAGTGGGCGTCCGGCGAAGCTTGGTTCGGTGTTAAACCGGTCCGTGCGCTAAAAGTAGCTTACATTCAGGCGGAAAACGACATCGCCGATCAGCATGATGCGCTCAAGGGCGCTGCTCAGATGACCTTCGGCAAGGAGAACTGGGAGCGAGGTCTTCGGAGCGCGAACATGTTATTCTTCCGCGAGACGGTGAGAACTGGTTCTGACTTCGCGACGATGCTGCGCCGCCTTGTTCGCAAGACTAAGGTCGATGTGGTTTATATCGATCCGCTGCTCTCCTACATGGGCGGCAATCCATCGGATATCGAGGTCTGCGCGAACTTTACGAGGCACTTGCTCCAGCCGATTATGATGGAGACAGGCGTAGTCCTGATTCTCGTTCATCACTTCCCTAAGCCCAAAGGTCGAGACGACAAACCGGAGAGCGTGGCAGAGATGGCCTACTCAGGATTCGGATCGTCGGACTTAACGAACTGGGCCAGAGAGGTGATTGTGATGAAGGAAGTTGGTTTCAATCAACCTCGACAATTTATGCTCGGAATGGCGAAGCGAGCGGATCGTTCCGGCATGACGGACAAGGAAGGAAAAGTCACCGGATCGATTATGATCCAGCGCGGTACGGGCGGCGACATCTCATGGAACTACGCAGATCCACAGAAGTTCGTCGTCGATAAGGAGTCGGCCAAGAAGCCGTACGTCAAAGGACGCTATCCTAAGCGTTAGCCTTTTCGCGCAACGCTCGACGACGACCTTTGGCAGCAAGAGACAAAAAGCCTTTCTTGCCGTATTTTTTCATGCCAATGGATGCCGCAAGAGCCTTCGGGTCTTTGACGCCCTTGCTCTCAAGACTGCTAACGAGTTTCTCGTAACGTCCGCCACCGCCAAGTTTCATCTTGTCCATAAAATTACCATGCTTTGCATGACCACGTTCTGGGTTTGGTAGGATCTTTCGCCGTATCGCAGTTATGCCGCGCACGGAAATTCTTACGACGCTCAGGATTCGACTTCTTGATCGTCATGTCAGGATCGCCGAAGCGAACGATGACGACCTTGTTCGCCGGATTCTTAACGTACACCGCGCTCTTCTTCCGCTCACCCGGCGTATAGAAGGGCTTGTTCAGCGTCACCTTCTTGCCCTGATAGGTGTTACCTTTCTTGGATAGGGAGGTTTTCATTTCGGAAGTTCTCCAGTGTCAGCGTACTTGCTCAGAGCATCGTAAAGTGACGCCCGAGGAATGTTTGAGAACTTCTCAAAAATTCGAGCCGTATCTGCGGCGCTACGATAACCAGCAGATCCAGATGCGCGAGCCAGAGCCTTTGCTGCGACATTGTAGAACCCAGCATTTACCGCAGTTCCGATTACACCCATGATTCCTTCAACTGGCTTTCCAGCGGCAACCTTAAGAGCTGATTGAGGAATTCCAGCAACCAACTCTTCAGCAGCCTGACCAGATACAAGCGCACCGCCACCACCAGCAGCACGTTCAGCCATTAAGATGGTTTTGTAGCCAGGAATGATGTCGTCAACAATTTGCTTGTACAGAGTCGGCCCAAGAATCTGTTCAGTTCGATTTATTTTGAAAACACCTTTGAGATTCGGCCCTTTGCCACCGAGAACAGTCTCGGCCAAAAGAATATCTTCAATCTCTCTAGCGCGAGTCGAAATCAACGCTTCTTTGGCCAGCTTGTTTCCAGCAACCGCCTCGCGTTCAAGATACCGAACAACAGATCCAACATCCTTCACATTTGGAAGCAACTGAACCGCTTCAGATGCTACAGCAAATCCGGCAGGTGTTTTGGTCTGCAAAATGTCCAGCAACGCTTGAGGACCAGTTTTCTGGCCGGTGCTTTCAAGGAAATTGACAAACTTCGAAAGCTGATCTTTTGATCCAAGACCAACCTTCTCAAGTGCGCCGGGACTCTGCGTTTCTAGGTTGTTGATTGTTCCGGCAAGCTTTTTGTAGTCGATTGCTCCAGTGGCTTTGTCTGTTGCGTCGCTGACAATTCCAGATCGGATAGACGAGTACACATCCTGAAGATCGGGAGCGTTTGCAACTCCACGGGATTTTAGCGTGTTAACAAGTGATTCGACATTCGCAAATTCAGGGGCAAGCAAGCCTTGAGCTTTGACTCCGCTGACCATTGCCTGACCAAGCTGGCCACGCTCCACGGTTTCTGGAGCGAACGCCCTGCGAACTCCGAAAAGATTCAGCTTCGGTCGTGTTGCCGCATAAAACTCGTCACCGGCAGCTCTTGCCGCAGCAGCTTCAGCGCCTATGGCTTCTGGAGCTTGATCGGCAATCGTTTGGGAAAGAGTGGTTGCGAGATTTTTAACCTGCCTCTGCTGACTGTTTCCAATGGCTTCCCCAGCATAGTCAGCAAAATCGTAAAGCTCATCTCGAAGGTCTTTCAGCTCCTTTAAGCTGGCCTTTTGCGGCGCCGAAACTGTCACAGGCCGCGTCGGGTCCATTGATGATGGAGTCATTACCGTCTCGGCCCTCGACAACAGCTTTCTAGCCTCTTTCAAGCCAGAGGCATGAATGTCTGGAATTTGAGCCAGCAACTCATTTGCCTGAGAGGCAAAAGAAGGGTTGTTTCCAACAGGCTTGAAAAGGTTGAATTTCTGATCGTTTTCAACCGCGTTGGCAGGTCCGTAGATTCTGTTCGCTTCAGCTTTAATCGCCGTCTTCGCCTGATCTGCGAGCGATTCAATTTGTTGGCCAGCAGGAACAACACGAAACGCGGAAATGTCCTGACCTTTGAACAAGGTGTTTTTCACCGTGTCCTGATATGCCTGAAGCGCCTGATCTACTGCTCGTTGCTGAGCCTGTTTCTGCGCTTGTCCGCGAGCAGATTCCAAAATCGTTTCAGCGTCTTTTAGATTTCTTGAAGCGTTTGCGATGTCGTCAATTTCATTGGCACTCAGTGCGCCAAGAAGTTTTTGTGTTAGCGTGTCGGCTCCTTCAGCCGCGACGCCGGTTAACTTTTGAACTGCGGTTTTAATCTGCTCACCTTGACGAGCAAGCTGCTCGGTGATTGGGGGCATCCCAGCGCGAGATTCAATTCTTGATTCAAGACCAGCGAAACGAGGCATCGCCTGACCGAACGTAGGCTGAACTCCCTCACCAATTCTCTCCACCGTGGCTGCTCGCTCGGCAGCACGTTCAAATCCAGCGCCAGCTCGACCAGCAATTGCGCCGGGAACTTGAAATCCAGCAGTTAATGCCGCAGGAACAATTCCAGCCTCTGGCTTGAATTCTCCGGTTCTAACAGCCTCTCCAGCAACTCCACCAGCGCCTTGCATGGCAATGTTTGCCAGCGGCTTTAGAAAACCTCCTCCAGGCAAGATTGGGGCGGCTCCTGTAACAGCAGATGCGGCAATCTCTCGACCAGAGTAATCTTCTCTCCTTCCAAAAAGCTTTTCGAGCGTTTGTCCAACAGCCTCTCCGATTGCTGAAGACAAAGCCCCAGTTCCCATCATGGCGGGAATCGACATGCCTCCAGTAAACGGAGCCGCTGCAAGTGCAGGAGCAACACGGGCAGCGGTTGTAGTTGCAGTGCCAATATCTTGCCTAAGCTTCTCCTGATCGACTGATGGCATGAATGCACCAGTGGCCAACTGTCTTTGCCCAATTTGAGAAGCATCCTGAACCGCCTGATTCAACTGAGCCGTCGATCCTACAGCGGCAGCAGCTTCAACTTGAGGAACGGAAGATTGATCCGGCACAGCGTTGCTAGACGCCATTCGACGAGCAACTTCCGACTCAAGTCGTTGAAGCAAAGCAGCTTTTTCAGGTGATAATGGCATATTTTTATTGCTGTTCGTTCTCTGCTTTCAACTGCTGAATCAAGCGCTGAATATCCTCAAGACTTGTCGATTCCATTGACTGAGCATTTGATTGAAATGAAACACCGGGAACAGAGTATGAAGCAGTGGTTCTGGTTCCAAATGGAGTTGTAGACCATCGCTCGTAAAATGAAGGAAGTGCCTTGTCGATGTTTCTGCCAATTGTTCCACGCGCACTTCGTTCAATTCGTTTCCTAAACTGGTCGAGCTTGATAATGGAGTTCTTGTCGAACGATCCGCCAATTTCCTGAGCGATTCGTTTGCCTTCGCTTTCGGTTACGTTCAGACCGGAAGTTGTTCTTGCGGTGCGATTAACGACGCCCATGAAGTCGGCCAATAACTCCAAAGCGTCTTGCTTCATTGGGTCTTTTTCGGTTTGAATCAACGAACGAATCTTGATTTCAGTTGAGGGTATTGCCCCAAGAAAATCTGTAAACTTTTTGCCGGGATACTGTTTTTCAAACTCGGCAATTCCATCTTGAAGAGAATCAATCGTCTCCATGACAGCAAACTCGTCCTCCAGCTTTGTGGCGGTTTTTGCCTCAAGCGGCTTGAGTCGCCCGCCACCGCCGATAAACGTCTGCCTCAGCTCAGCTTCCTTAACTGGCGTAAGCTCTTGTCCAGAAGCTGCTGCCTTGGCTTTAGCGGCTTCAATAAACAGATCAGTATTCTTGCCGACTGCTCCGGTCTTTGATTTCTCGAAACTTTCGGCAGCAAGAAGAGCTTGAGGAGCAATTTCTTGAGGAATCTGCCCAGAGTCGATCATGCTCTGAACGGTGTTTTTTCCAAGACGCCCCAAAGTTCCAAGTTTCGACGCTTTCCCAAGCTGCTCTTCTTCTGTGCGCTTTTTAGCAATCAACGCATCATCAATGACGTACTTTCCATCAGCGGTGCGCGTTAATGCACCATATTTTCGAGCGTCCTCAATCCGTTTCGCCTCAATCTGATCCGTAAAAGCAGCGGTCTTTGCTTGCTGTTTAATAAGTTCAGCCCGAGCGGAATACTGTTCAAGTCCGCTTATTGCCTTTATTGCTTCTTGATTAAAAGTCTTAGACTTAAATCTAGGCATTGCAGGCATTTTAGCTCCCACTTCTTGGCTATTTAAGAAGTTTGAAACATCATTATTAAATGTTTGAAAAGCATCAAACTCATTAACCTGAGCTTCTTGCTCCGCCAACGCCTGAGCATAAGCATTCGACTGGATCTTGTTCTGAAGATCCGACTGACGCTGTTGCATGACCTGTTGAGCCGTCTGCACCTGCAATTGCTCCATCATCCGTTGCTGCGTCTGTGCGCGGTCAAACAGCGATGCGCCTAGCTGAAATGCTTGAAGAGATTGGTCAGCCATAAATCAAGGTCTGTAGTTTGAGGAGCCGTACTCCGGGAATAGACTCGTAGAAAGCGGTGTGATATCCGACCTCGTCGGAGTCGGTGCGTAGAGATTCGGATAAATCTCAGAATCGTTCTGAGGATTGTACGATTGTGGTCGATACGCTCCCGGTTGCTGCTGCATTAATCCTTGATACATCCCATATTGAGACAGAGCGCCTCCAGCAATCCCTCCAAAATTAGTGAACGCGGTTTGAGCCGATTGCTGCATCGGAGACGGAGCGGCAGCAACCTGAGCGGCGGTCAAATCACGCCCGTACATGGCCGACTGTTGTTGCTGAATGGCTCCAATGCGCTGGGCAGGCGTAATGAACATGCTGCTGATTGAGAACGGCTGCGCCATGCCCATCGTACGCTGTTGCTGGATAAAGCTCTGCGCTTGAGCAAGACCTTGATTCTGAATCTGCATCGCTGTCAGACCAAAGTCGCGAGCGAGCAAATTTGTTCGAATGCCTTCTGACTCTTTGAATCCTCCACCAACCGCCCGACCAGCGACAGCTCGTTGAAGCTGCGATTGAACATCTTGATCAACCTCGCCACGCAATCTTGAGCCAATAGTCTTTCCAGCCTGAGCAATAAGCTGATCGTAACCGGGAATCGCACGACGAAGCTGCGCCTCAAGCTGTGACTGCTCGGCAGCGGTCGTCTTGGTGGCCAAATCAGTTGCAGACTCAAGCGATGCGATATTCTGTTGAATCGCCTGCCGCTGCTCTCCCGCAAAATCAATCGGCTTTAACTCAGGCACCTTGGGCTTCTTGCCACCAAAAAGTCCGCCGAGCAGGCTTCCCGCTGCCGAGATTCCTGCTCCACCTAAAATTGCCGCTCCAAGTCCTATTGCCATAAATTATTCTTTTTGGTTCAGAACCATTGCGAGAATCCACCGCCGTTTAAGCCGACGCCGACCATTCGGATCGTTGCGACTGCGTCCCCAAGGTATTGCATCGTTTGCTCCTGAACAGCTTGAACTGCTTTGGCTTCGTAGGCCACTGCTTCCTGAATCAAATCGTTCTCCTCCTTGCGAATCGCCATGACCATCAGCTTGATGGCATCAGGACTCGGCGGAATGAGGTAGTCATTGACGCTCGTCGCGTTGATATGGCGCATCTTCGCCATGACCGTCACCGGCTTATCCTCGTCGTTGTTACAACGATCTGTCAGGTAACTGCGGCGGTACTGCGGCAAAGTTTCATCAGGGTCGTAAACTGCCAGATCAAGCTCCAGCAAGGTCGTCGCATTGTATTCGTACAACCGGCTTACCGTGTTGGTTGCCTGACGAATGACGCCGGTCAGCGATATGAACTTCTTGGTCGATTGAACGTACGGCAACGCGAGGGTCAGCTTCTCGCCGTCGATCCACACGCCGCCAGACAGCGTGCGAATCCATTGCCCGTTCTGATCGACACCTTGCAGGGTGATGGTCTTGCCAACGTCAGAAGCGTCACCGGGATAGACTCGGATGAAGCTATTCGTCTCGCCGGACATGTCGCGGTAAGAAACGACGGTGCCACGATCCACAAGCTGCTTGCCGACACACCCGCCATTGTTCTCTCCGAGCAATCCGTATCCGCTTTCCTGAAACTCGAACCATTGATTGCGAACCGTTCCTACGCCGCAGCAATCGGCCACGGATTCGATGGTTTCGATATGACGCGGCCAAGTGATGCACCCGCCAACCGTGTGGATAGTGAAGCGTCCGTACGCGCCTGCCCACAACCCCTTGTGCAGAAGCCGTCGGCACGCCTGATTGATGTAGTCGTAAACGCGAGGGTCATCGACGCAGACGCCGACTACACGGGCGATTGTCGAGCGAATGTCCTGAACGATTAGCTTCATTTGGTGTAATAGACTCGGATGGTTCGCTTGATGAAGTAAACGCCGTAGAACGGAGGCAGATTGTTGTGGGCGGCTCCACCTCCAGTGGATGAAGTGGCAACATTTGCCGTGGTGCCATACTGAACACCATTGGCTCCGCCATTGTTCGCATCCGCAGTCACAAGCGGGAAGAAGTTGTGAGTATGGGCAGGTATCTCAGGAACCGTCAGCGTGTGCTGATCCTCGCCGACAATTGATGTGGCAGTTGCGGTTCCATTGACAGCAACCGCACCACTCGCCGCAAAAGCGCCAACACCGACCGGGAATCGAGCGTCAAACGAGGTATCAACCATCCACATCGGACCAGTTGTAGTGGTTGCCACAGCAGTTCCATCGCCACCGTCGTACGAAAGAAGATCCGTGGTCGTTCCGACAAAGATGCGGCGATCATAACCATTCGCTGCAACCGGATTTTTATAGAGCCAGACTCCTTGATCGTAAATCCACCACTGTCCAGTTTCATCAAGCCACGGATAAATCCGATTGTTGATCGATGGAAACGTCGGTCCAAAATTGAAGAACGAGTTCCCAACCGTGCTGTTGAAAACGGCTTGCGTGCCTCCGATGATATCGTTGGCCAAGTTCTGGTAGTTCAACGGACAATAACTCACCGGAAGACTTGGAGGTGTAAGCGTGATTAAGGTTAGGTTTGGCATACTATTCCGATGTGTAGGTAAACGGGTTTACGTCGCAAGCATCAAGAGTCTTGCATCCTTCGAAAACAAGGCACTCGCCCACCGCAGGTTCCTGAACGTCGTAAGCGTGAACGCGGATGCTCTTGATGCGGCAATATCCCGTAACTGTCAGGCTCATTTGAACCTCGTACATGTTTCGAGTCGGTGTGCTAATGCTCGAATTGCACGGGATATCCGAAGGAGTCGGCAAGCGCATCTTCGGCCTGTACTGCGGCTGGAAATTGACCAGCGGACAAGCAGGTTGGCACTGCAAAGTTGTCGCGCATTCGGCCCAGTCTGCCCACTCAATCCATCCGGGGTACTGGTCGGGTCGATACTCGACATTGAAAGAAGCGTCTCCGTCCAACGAATCAATGAAGATGTCGCCCGAATCAAGCCGCTTCAGTCCAAACGGAAGCTCGAAGTTGTAGGCGCGAGTATGAACCAGCCACTGAATCTCCTTCTTTCCATCAGCAATGTTGTTATCGAACTTATCGCCCTTGCTGATTTCCCAAATCTGAATCGTCCCGTTTTCGCCGCGAGCAATCGAAAAGCACCTATCGCCGTAAACACTCTCCGTCTTCAAGACCTGCAACACATCGAGTCCAGTCCAGATTCCTGCCCACGCGGGAGGAAACTTTTTCCGCATCGACGTAATCAGGTCGAAATCCAAAACCATCAGCGCCTTGTGGATAACACCTTCGGCATTGTACCGAGGCTGTCCGGTCATCAGCAATCGATTGTCGAACACGACCGCAGATCCAGACCACAGAAGACTGGTTTGATCGTTCTCAGCGATGTTCAGAATCTCGCCGCTGATCGGCGTATTCCCCGGATCAGTGAACGAACGACGAGCGATAATGAACGAGCGCACACCATCGACTGCTCGGTAGAACACGTCGCCGTTGACAGTAATGGCCGACCTAGCGCCAAGCGCACCGCTGGTTAGCAAGCTGATAGCCTGAATCGGATAGTTCAGATTTTTCCATGTATCACGATCAACAGGAGCTTGAACTGAAAAGACGTATCGAGGAGTAAAGACTAGGAGCGGACCTTGCCCAAGCGACGTATCTGGATCGCCGGGGACGGCCATTGCAGTGATTCCTCCTGAATCCGACGGAACCGCAAAGTCTCCGCCTTCGTTGAGGAAGGTGTTCTCGGTTTCTTTGAGAACACTCGCTCGCGTGCCATCTCCATAAACAATGTCCGTTGCTCGGAATGAAAACCCATTTGCAAGAGCGTACCAGATACGTCCGTTGACGTAGGCCATTACTCTTCCGCATTTGATTTCGTCGGTGGTTGCGCGGCGCAGGCTTGATCCGTTGAAGATCAGCGGTGCGCTCTGACCATCTTGAATGACGACAAAGTTCTCAGCCTGAACCATCCAGCCATCGAGTATGTTCGATGGGTTCTCAAGATTGGGCGAAGCTGAAAGGTTTTGAACGCTGTTTTGAAGGCAGTCGTAAAGCCACACTTTACCACTGATTAGCATCAGGATAAACGTCGCTCCATTGTCGCCGATGTATGGGAGCGCACACTGGAACACGCCGGTCAAATTGCTCGAACCATAGCACTCCTCGGAGTAGCCGTCAGCCGTGACATTGGTTTGATCGGCAGTGACGAGCGTGCTGTCTGCCGTAATCGACAAGCATACGTCGTAATCTTTCTGGATGAAACCGGGTCGAGGAGAGATGAATCCCTGCCGAAAGCTGGCATTGACCGCGAAGGCGACCTGATTCTTGTCCACCTCAGACGGCATCACACCAGCGTCAATGCCACCCTCAAAGGTGACAGACCCATCCGTGTACCGCCGTGGTGCGCGTTCGCTCATGGCTTAAGCCTGAATCCGTTGGATTGAGAATGAAGCTCCCTCTCGAATGTAATATGTGTTTAGGGCAGAGGTTGTAACCAAAACTTCGTAAAAATCGCTAGCAGACGCTTGATCTATGTATTGGATAAAAAATGGTCCAACCAAACTCGTTGAGTTTGTTGACTGAATATTTGCAGGTCCAATATCTGTCGTTCCGTTTTTTCTAATCTTAAAAGAAACCGTAGAGGATGTTCCGGTATCTGCGCTTAACATTAAGGCAACATCTATTCGGTAATAACCTGCAAGAGCTGCCGTAAACCGACCTGTAGCCGCAGTAAATCGTGATGCGGTATCAATTCCAGTCCAAGATCCAGACGGAAATTCTGTCAAACTAAACGGATTCTTGGTTAAACTCGGGCCGATTTGCGGCGCACCAGCACCCACAGTTCCGCTTACCCTCCGCGTAAAAGTTTCATAAACGAACGCCGCCGCAGCTCCCGTGGCAGCGATTGAAATAGTTCCAGCACCCGGAGTAATCGTGATGTTCGATCCTGCGGTCAGGCTTGCCAGCGTGTATCCCGTTCCATTGCCAATGAGCAGTTGGCCATTGGTAGGTACGGTCGATAGGTTCGTTCCACCGTTTGCGACCGGCAACACGCCGCTGATATCGCCGACAGGAACCGTTGCAACGGTCGATAGAAAACCAGATCCGCTCGACCCTTGAGTCTTAAGATAACCGGATGAAAACGAATTGAGGGCCGTTGCGCTTGCGAGTGCTGCGTCAGGAACTCGAAGAATGTACGTTCCGGCAGATGGCGCGCCACCAGCGACGCCAGTAGCACCCGTGGCACCAATCGCACCCGACAGCGTGATAAGTGAACCAATAGGAATCACCGTCGTAGGAATCGCATTTGGGATTCCGAGAACGCCTGCAAGTGGGTTTTGTAGGGTTACCAGCAAGCCGTCTACCGATGTAACCTGCAAGTAGCCGCATCCCTGAACCGATACAAAAAATTGTCCAGCAACCGACTCTGGAAGAAACGAAGTGTTCGCAACCGCAACGACAACCGATGCTCCAAAAGTCGGAACTACAAACGACGCGGTCGTATACGAGAACGCATTTTCCCCGTTCGCGCCGTTTGTTCCGTTAGTACCCGCAGCACCCTGTGGTCCGGGGACGTTCACGACAACCGGAACGGTATCGCAAGGCTGGCAGCAGCCGGTTGAAGAAACAAGTTGCGACGGCATATTTTTCCTTTGCCAGACCGTCAAGTCCAGCGAGAACTAATGCAAGGCCAAACTATGCCAGAGCAAGTGTCAGAGCATCCATTGATCGACCACAAGTACGGGATTCGTTCGCCCGTCAAGATTCCAGACCTAGAACTGGAACTTTACGCATTCCGAAATCGGCTCCAACCGAATGAGGGCGGACTGGGTACTTTCGATCATTTTCGTAACGCCACGAAAATGTTATGGCCTAAGATGAGCTGGAACCCGTGGCTCGAAGCACAAGTCGAAGGTCTTTGCGAACACGACTACGTCGGATGGGCAGGTTGCGGTGCGAGCGGAAAGACTTTCGGCGCGACGCTCTTTGCGACTGTTTGGTGGTTGGCCAACCCTTCCAAGACAACCGTTGTTCTTACGTCTACAACGGCAAAGATGATCCGAAAGCGTATGTGGGCCAATCTTCAGGATCTTGTTCGAAAATCACGCGGATTCCCCGGAAACATGGTCGATTCGAAGATGAGTCTTCAAGCCATCAAAGGAGACGACCGGCACTCCATTTCCGCTATCGCCGTCGCCGAGGGCAACACATCAAAGGCTGTGGCCAACATTCAGGGCATCCACGCCGAGCGTGTGATGGTTATTATCGACGAAGCTACGGATACGCCTGAAGCGGCTTTCGAAGCGTGTACGAACCTTTCTAAGGGTTGCCGCGAGTTCAAGATGTTGGTCATTGGAAACCCTGCCTCAAAGTTTGATCCGCACGGACGCTTCTGCACACCGGCAAAAGGCTGGCGCAGTGTAACGATTGAAGACCAACATTGGCTGACAGAACGCGGGATGTGCCGACGTTTTGACGGCATGAAGTCGCCCAACATTAGCGAGGGCCGCACGAAGTATCCGTACCTCATTACTCAGGATCAGGTCTTGTCGGCTATGCGACATGAGGGCGAGCAAAGCCCTACGTTCTGGAAGTACACACGCGGATTCTGGTCGCCGGACGGCATGGTCAAGACGGTTCTGTCCGAATCGCTGATCGAGACGCACACACCTACAAAAAGTTTGGTGTTTACGACCAATGTCCAAATCGTTGCCGGTCTTGATCCGGGCTTTGGCGGCGACAGATGTATCCTTCGCTTTGCAAAAGTTGGCACCGCAAACGACAAGGTCAGCATACTTTTTCAAGACATCATCCACATATCCGTCAACGCTCAGCTAACGGAGCCGGTGCATTACCAGATAGCCAATCGGGTTAAAGAGGAATGCAACAAGCGCGGTGTTCCACCGGACAAGTTTGGTCTGGATTCAAGCGGTGAAGGCGGTGGGTTGGCCGACATCTTGACTCGCGAATGGGGTGTAATTCATCGCGTCGAGTTCGGTGGCTCGCCATCAACGATTCCTGTCAGCGACGAGGACAGTAGGCCATGCAATGAGGCTTACGATAGAAAGGTAACGGAACTCTGGTTCTCGATGCGTAAATGGGCCGTTGAAGAGCGCCTTGGAGGCATGGATATCGAGACGTTGCAGGAGTTTTGCGCCCGTATGTTCGATGATTCCAAGCGGAAGATATCGGTCGAATCCAAGACCGTGATGAAGCAACGGACAGGAAAATCGCCTGATTTGGCCGATGCTGCTGTAGTCTTGCTTGATCTAGTCCGCAAAACTGCTGTTTTAGAGCCGCGCTTTACGAAGATGGATAAGGTCTGGGAAAAGCTAGTGAAGGACGCAGATTCAATTTACTACGACGAAACGATT